TTAACCTTGTTTGCCCAATACGCTGCACTCATAGCGCCCTTGGCGATATTCTTGGCATGACGCGCTTTGAATGCTTCATTGCGTTTTGTGCCGTCAGGACTGCCAGTAGCGCCCTGTTGGCCAAAACGAATCAGCTTGACTTCATCCCCAGCCTTAGCCAGCACCACATGGGATTTGGTCGGGTGGCTTGGAGTTGCTTTAGGCTTGTTGTAACCTGAGAACTCCTCTTTGCCGCGCTTAATCATTTTTTAGGCTTTTTCGCTGTCTTAGCCGACTGTACAAAATCAGCTTTTGTCGGCGCGCCTTTACTGCCTACCTTGCGCATCTTCTCGCCCGATCCAGCTTTAATTCTGGCTTGCTTGGCGTTGACATTGGCATAGAGTCCGTTTTTCATACTAACTCCGTTACTGAAAATGTTGATGCCGCTACAGTTGCATCTTTAATGACAGCAATCTTTTCACCAGCATTTACCCTAATAATTTCAGAAAAGTTGTTAGGCATCATGGGTGAAGTTGTTACACTTGCTGTTGGATTTGTGCCAATTTGAAAATGGCAATGTCCTAAAGAGCAAGATAAACGAACCATCGTTGTGGATGCACCAAAAGCGGTTGATTGAACACTAGAGTTGGTGACAGAAAATACTTGGGTGGTTCCCATAGCTGGCACACCGAAAGCCACTTGATTAGGGTCTAACTGAAATGTTGACATATCTTAATCCTTAGTTATATCCGGACTTATGCGTTGCACCAGTGTAAAGTTTGCCGTCTGGCAAATAGTGCGGTACGCCCTTCATTACTTTTTAGCCTTGTTCTTAGCAGTGCGTTGGCCTCTCATAGGCATTTTGGCCTCGCTCATGGCAATAGCCACGGCTTGCTTGCGGTTCTTAACTACAGGGCCGCCTTTGCCTGAATGTAGCGTTCCAGCTTTGTATTCACCCATTACTTTGCCAACTTTTTTAGCTCCGTACATTATGCTTTCTCCTTAGTGATAGGGCCGCCACCTTTCCACGCATCACAAGTGCGAGCTGCCGCACAAGTGAACTGGAACAAATCGCAGTAGCCTAGATCAGCCGCCGCGACAAATTCTTCGTCATACGACAATTCATCTTCGTTTTCGTCTTTTTCCAACCCACCAACAATGCACTCCATCATCTTCGGCGTCTGAATAAACGCCGCGCAATTGCCGCATCTCATACCTTTGACGGTATTAGTTGGCGCGTTGTACATCGTGGCCTTTTTCATCCAGAAAGCCGTGTTGGCTTCATCTGGATTAGGTGGGCCATAACCGTATTCTTTGAACGCATGGTTTCGGTTTTTCAAATTGACCGAGACATCTTGCGTTGCAATGGGGCAGGTTTTGCCTGTTAATAGACCGTCTTTCATCTAAAAAAGACCCGATCCATAACAAATGCCGCCGCGCCGCTCATGGCTGACGCAATGGCCATACCGACCCAAAAGCCGCCTTTAGACTTATTGGCCATTGCCAATAGCTTTTTGACGTCATCCCGCAAGGCAGTAACTTCAACTTGAAGTGTTTCAACTTGAGCTTCCAACTTGCCAAATTCACGCAAATCAATGTCCGACATGACCGGTTTTCCTTGGCCTTCCAGGCCGTTTTTGCGCCTCTGGTGGCCGCATAATTACCAAATGTTCGTCATTATCGCCTGAAGTCTCAGGCTCATCAATGCGCTCGTATCCCGCATGGCCTTTCATACTTTCAACGTCATGCGGCTGCGTAAATTCAACAGTTTGACCGCTTTGAAGACATCTAAAAATTGCCATAGGAACCTTTAAAAATCAGGGGCCGAAGCCCCTGAATCTTATGCTAATGAACGAACTACAACGATGCGCAATGTTGAAGATGCTAAGTCAGCGGTAGAGCCTGACTCATTTTGGATGCGGAATTTAACAGTATTGGCTGCGCTAACGTAGCCAGTAACAGTCAAACCAACCAAATCCACGCCCAATGATGCGCCAATGACCATATCGCCCAAGGCAACGCCTGGAACGGTTACGTCATCAGTTTCGCCAGCGCCATCTACTAACGAGCCAGCGTCAAGTGTAGCTGTTACCAGCCACGTATCAGAAAACAGGCCACGGAATTGATCGTTGCCTGCGCGTACAGTTACTGCCGATGCTGTTGCCATAGTATTTCTCCTAATTAGGTTAAAAACCCCCACCCGAAGGTGGGGAGTTTAATTAGGCAGGTACGGCCAAGGCAAATGCCGAAGACGAAAGAGCTGCGCCAACAGTTGCCGCAGTACGCATTGCTTTGACGCCATACAGAGTGTCAGCAGTAAACAGAGTGCCCAAATACTCTTGTTTGTACTGAGTCTGCGAGCGAACCGCAACTTGCTCAACCAGAACCATCGAATCCTTGTGACCCATCAAGCAGATACGGTCTGTAGTGCTGTTACCAGCACCAGTATCAGCGTTTGACGAAACAAACACAGGGATACCGTACAAATTTCCGATCTCGCCATTGCGGATTGCATTGCCATCACCAACGAATGCTTGCTCGGTGTAGCGAGCCAGACCCATCAATGTGTTACGGCTTGATGGAGGGATAACAAAGAAGCGGCCATCCATTGGGGTGTCATTGTCGTCCAACCTTTGGATTGTGCGGCGGATAGCTGCATCAGTCAGAGCGGCTGCATTTGACGATGTTGAGTTGTATGCAGTTGTACCGTTCGAGCCGATAAAGGCTTTAGTGGTTGTGTTGCTAGTTGCATAGTCGTCGGTGCCAACTGTTGCGCCGTTAAATGCACGACCCAATTGAACCAAGTTGGTATCTACTTGACGCGCCAGTGCATAACCAGCATCGGCAGTGTAAAACTGACGCATTGAGTTCAGAGCTTGAATTTCAGCGATGTCCTCGATCAAACGGCTGTACTCATAGTGCTTGTCGATAGTCACTTGCACTTCAGTGTTGCTAGCAGCAATTAGAGTTACTGCATCGGTTGCTACTTTTAACGATGCCGAACCACGGGTTGGTGCTGGGATGTGAATCACATCGCCTTTTTTGCCACGAAAGTTCATCTTCATGACCAGATTGGCCAGAACAAGATTCTTCTTATACGAAGCAACAATTTCATCACTCCAAATCTCTGGAACGAAGGTACCGGCGCTTGATACGGTTACGCTATTGGTTGGGGAAAATGCTGTATTTGCCATGTTAATGCTCCTAGATCAAAAGTAAGTTACTTGACCCGTCCCTCTTGATACGCCGACATAATCTCATCAGATAGTGCGTCATATCGGGCTGGGTCATTCATTTTTAGCCGAATTAGGTCAGCACGTCGGTAAACTCTTTTTGAACTCTCACCGCTTCCACCGCTATCAACCTGCACGGATTTCATCGTTTGCTGGCGAGCCGTTGATGCTTGTTGGTTCGCTTGCTTAGTCTGAATACCACGCAACTCTTTATAGGTGGACAGCAATTCGTGCGCCGAATCAAAATCAAACTCTGCGTCAGCTCGCTTAAATAAATCTAAACGAATCGGTGACGACTTAACCCAATTCACAAACCCCTCATCGCGAACGACTTGTTCAAAATCAGGATGTGCTTGAGTCAGCTTTTGCTGAGTCTGTAACGCCCTTAACTCCGATGCGGCCTTTCGAGCCTCAATGATGTCAGGGTGCCTATCAATCGTATTACGAACTGCCTTTTGTGGGTCTTCATAGAAGTCCACTTCCGGCTCTGCCTCTGCAATAGGTTGTTGCCTAGAACTAAGGTTTTGCTTAATAAGTTCATCTGCCAGTTTCCGCACTTCGCCGACTTCTTGCGCTTGGCGTCCAATGACTTTTTCCGCTTCTTGGTGCATCTTCATAACATCCTCAAGGGATTTATTCCGATACCGTTCAGGAAGGTCTGGTTTGTCATTACCAATCGTAGAGTCTAGCTTGGCTTCCTCTGTCTCTAACTCACTAGGCAACTCAGCTTCATTGTCAATCAACATATTAGGTTTCCTTTTCCTGCCATCTTTTGGTTCCCAGGATCATAAACAGGCCAGTTGTCTGGTTATCTGTTCGCTTTTTGCTCCGCAGCGAGTTTTTCTCGATGCCTACGATCAAATTGGGCTGCGGCGGTCGGGAATGCTCCTGACCAGCCCTCCAATCTAAACGCTGGAGCAGATATTATGCGGTCGGCTTTGCCTCCGCACTCGCATTGAACTTGAGTCAGCTCATAACTGACCAATTTCTCAATACGATGCCCGTTCTCACAGGCAAATTCATACATTCGGCGCATTTAAATCCTCATAAGCATCTGAGCTGACTTGTCTCAAGTTTTTCAGCCATAGCAAAATAGAAAGTTCGCCTTTCTTGAATTGTAGACTTTTTTCGTCTTCAACAGCAGAAAGATTATTCAATGCGTTCACCATTTCGTCAATATCTTCTATCAAATCAAGCCACCCTTGGGTGGCCATCATAGAGAATCTATCTTCATAATACTTTTGCAGTTCTGGCGTCATAGTGCTGGGATGTCTGAACTTGTTAAAGAGTTAAGATCGGTGCTAGTGATAGCGGATAAATCTGTTGTGGCTAGATCTGTTATCTGCTCTGGCACCGTGTACTCAACCCATTGCTCTTGCGATTGACTCCACGACCAATTGCCATCTGGCTTAGGATCACGAATAACCCAACCCGGTGGATACCACCAAATTACTTCTTTGCCTTCAGGAGCCTCAGGAGCATCAGCTACTTCAATCCAGCCATCTGTACCATCTGTCTCAGGCTTAGGAATCGATCCATTTTTAGAATACATAAGTCACCTACTGTAAGGGGAAGGCTGCGGCTGGTGCAGTAAAGTTAGCTGTGTAACGTGCGTAACCTTTAGTAATTCGTGGGTCATCAATATAACCAATAAACTGACGTGCGCCTGGAGATTGCGCTCCTGTGCCAACATACAATCTAGCAGAAGTTGAGCTACCAGATATGTTATTGATTGTGCTGTAAGAACCAACGCTTGTGCCATTGAAATACATAGTCACAGCAGTATTCGTTCTGACAATAGCGATGTGAGTCCATGTATTTGTTGAGAGATTTGATGATGACGAAAAACGACCAGCATCGTTATCAATGTACAAGACTGTGCCTGATGTGTTGATCTCTAAATTCCAGTCAACGTATCCACCAGAAAGACCATATCCAATAA